GACATTTTGATAAATTAAAATTACAATTATCTAGTGTATCAATTGAAATGATGTGTAATCATTTGATGGATAATACAATAATGGAAAAAATTCCTGAATTGATTGTATTAAAATTACCAATTAATTATGATATAGAATATTTGTATAAAAATATTAAATGTAAAAATATATATTATCATGATCTTAAAAAAATGTTTATATTAGTTATCATGACGCAATACATAGAATAATATATATGCATTCTTTGTTATAATTTCATTGCTAATATTTTCATTTGGAATATAATTTATATCATCATCATCAAATTTATACCAATTATTATTTAACATATTTTTACAATGTGATATGTAATGACCGTAATTACAACTACCATAATGTTCACTAATTGCAACTAAATCATATATAATATTTGTTTTTTTATGTATATCTAAAAAATATGTATCAAGAATTAAATTTTCAATTGGAAATTTTACTACCGAATTTGTTTTCCATGTTTTTATTCTATTATTATTAAATCTTTTTAAATGAATAATTAAAATTTCTGGATTTTCCCAGAGATAATATTTTTTAATAGCATCTACTTTCCCACATTTTTCGCAATTATATTGATTCTCATTATTTAATAGTTCTTTACCAAAAAAATTATTTTGTAAACATTCTTCTAATGTTATTTCACCAAATTCTTTTGTAGGTATTTGTATCATTGTAAATAATTCAAATGCATGTGACGATTTATTACATTTATTACAGGTTATTTTTGAATATAATAATCCAGTAAATAAATCCGTAATAATAGAATGACCATCTTTAATATTTTTTTTCCAAAAAATGTATGATTTTAAAATAATTGTATCTATTTCATGATTTACTTTATATTCAATATATTTTTGTTTAGCACATAATTTCTCTTCTGTTGATTTATTATTATCTTTTAATATGTTTTGATATTTTTCTCTAATATTAAGTAAATTTTTAACTCCAAATGGAATATTACTAAATTTTATTATTACTTTTTGTTTTATTTCATCATGTATTTGGTTTAATATGAAACTAAGTAATTCTTGGCTATCATTTTGAGTATATCCAACAAAAGTAGGACATAATGTTCCAATTATTTTTTTTAAACTTTTAGGTATTATAATATAATTATATTCCCACATTTTGTTGAAAATAGTTATCAAATTGTAAGTTAAAGTATTATTTTTATTGTATAACATTTCTTTATATAAATCTGATCTTAGATATGCACTAAATTGTGGTATATTATTTAAACATTGTAATATAGAATTAATATAACATGTATTACCAATATTTTTAAATCCTGATATACCCCTTGTAAGTTTAGTGTCTATATGTTGAGACATAAAATTTTATTGTAATATTTATTTAATTTGAAATAATATATTTATTATATAATTATATCAATTTTTTTTATAATAATATATAAGTATAATGACAATTTATAAGAAAAATTTATTAATAATAGATCAATTTGAAAAATTAATATCACAAATAAAGTATGATATTGATCATACATCAGATAAAACTAAATCAATGATAAATTATTATCGATTAAGACAAATTAAAAATAGTTTAGCTATAATTAAGACATTTAATAAAGTTATTAAATGTGGAAATCAATTAAAAGATATCAAAGGAATAGGTAAAGGAACAATAGATAGAATTGATGAAATTTTAAATACTGGAAGATTAAGTGAATTAAAAATAGATACAAAAGAACAAAAATATTTAAAACAAATTGATGAATTAGAACAAATTTTTGGAATAGGTAGGAAAACTGCATATGAATTAATTACAAAACATAATATAAATTCTATTATTGAACTTAAAAGGGCTTTTAAAAATGGTAAGATTGATTTACCATATAAAATAGTTCTTGGATTAAAATATCATAATGTGTATGAACAACAAATTCCTAGAGCTGAAACTAATAAGATTAATAAATTAATTGGTAATACAATAAAATTAATAGATAAAGATTTAATACATATTATATGTGGATCTTATAGACGGAAAAAACCTATATCAAATGATATAGATGTATTAATAACACATAAAAAAATAATTACAAAAGTACAATTATTACAAGAAAATATAAATAATAATTATTTACATCAACTAATAGAAAAATTAAAAGAACAAAATTTTATTATTGATGATATAGATAAAGAGTATGTTATTAAATATATGGGATTTTGTCAATTAATTTATAATAAAAAAAAATATAAAGTTAGAAGAATTGATTTTATGTATGTACCATATGAATCTTATTATACTGCATTATTACATTTTACTGGTTCTGGTGAATTTAATAGAAAAATGCGAGAATTGGCAATTGAATTGGGATATAAATTAAACCAATATGGTTTGTATAAAATAGATAAAAATGGTAAAAAAATAAGAATTAAAATTAATTCTGAAAAATGTATTTTCGAAAAACTTGGATTAGAATATTTATTACCCAAACAAAGATCACAATAATATAATAGTATAACCACAAATTAAATGCATCATTGTTAATAATTTTGCCCTAAAACTAGTCGGATTTAAAAATTTATCATAATGTATTCCCATGTGATTTAATATAGTATAATAAAATAAATCAAAATTAGATATATAATTTTTTCCAAATTCTTTTACTGGTATTGATTTATATAATGCATAAAAAACTAATACAATAATGAGTGATATGAATAATTTAGTTTGTATTTTAGCTAAATTAAATATGATATTATTCATTTATATATTATAATCCTATTATTAATTAATTCTGTAAAATCATTTTTTAATTTATCAATAACTAGATTCTGTTCTTTTTCTGATAAAATTAAATTGTATATATTTTTTTTACTAATACCAACTGCTATTAAAAATTTATTTTTAAGTTTATCTAATTTTGTTGAATAGTCTCTTATAAAATCTATAAATGGATATCTATTATCATATTTTGATTTATTATTTATAATATTATTTGTTGATTTTCTAACTAATTCAGCAGAAGGTATATTATTATTATTTAATCGCATTTCTAAATACCAATAAGTCCATGCTAAACAATATCCAGCCGGATCTCCTAATTTTTTTGTAGTATCCTGATCATCATTACTTAATATTTGAAAACTTAATCCATCAACATAATCTGTTGGTGATATATATTTAAATTTTTTATTGTATTTATTTAAATAATTTATGAAAATTGGACTTAATCTATTTTTTAATAAATCATCTAATTTATTATTTTCAAGATAAGGTATTCTACCGTAAGGTTCAAATCTTTCTAAAATGCCACTATTTTTATCGAATATTAATATATTAGCATGTGTACCAAATGATGATGGAATTAATGTTAATTTAATAAAAATATATCTAATATTATTTACTTCTAAACATTTTAAAATATATAAATCGATATCAGTATGTATATAGTATTGTGATGGACTTCTCCATAAAATTATATATGGTGCCATTTCATAAAATATATCTGTATATAATTTAATTATATCAGACATAATTTTATCAGGAGTTGTTTTATGAAAATCATTATACATTAGTAATATTTTATCATTAATTTCTTTATTATCTATGGCATATTGAAATGGTATAAATAAATTTGGATATTTTTTTAATAATTGTATTGTATATATCATATTATGAAGAATATCAGAATTAAATTTTCCATAATCAGTATTTACACCCCTTATTATTTTTAATTTATTATCAATAAGATTTACATCACGTTTATGGGGATATGATCTTTTTGTATTTAGAATATATTTCCTAATAATATGTTTACATTTTGTGGATTCAATATTATTTCTACAAAATTTATTATTAAAATTATAATTTATATTATTTTTTTTTAATTGATTAATATAATTTTTAGTAATAGAATCAATAAAAAAAGAAAAATCATAGTTAGATATATAATTTATAGGAGATTTACCATATTTATCTTTTTTAAAAATATTAATTTTTTTGTTCTCTAATATATGTCTAAAGTTTTTCCAATTATAATTTTTGAATAAAAAATGTAATGGAGTTTTACCATTGATATCTTGTTTATTAATATTACCATAATATATCATTTTTGATAAAGTATCTAATGATAATTTTTTTTTTGATGCAAGAGCAATATGTAATGGAGTTTCTAAAAATCTATTATGTTGATTAATATCAAAGCCTTTATTGATCAGAAAATTTATCATTTTATCATCATTTCTTAATATTGCTAACACTAATGGATTACTATCGCCTTCTGCACCTTGATAATTAATATCAGCACCATTGTTTATTAATAAATTTATTATATCATAATTGTTATTAAAAAAAGCTGTAATTATTGGAGTAATAAAATTACTATTCATTACATTAACATTAATATTATTATTTTTTAATAATAATTTTACAATATAATCTTTTTTTAATTCAATTGCATAAATTAATGGAGGATTATTTTTTGGGATATTAAAATTTGGTTTATGTTTTAAAAGTAATTTTAAATTATTATAATACTCATCTTTTATATTTTTTGATTCCTTGATATTTTGTGTTATAATTGTTTCATCATTATAAGTAACATTATTGATATTTATATGTTTGTATTTTTTTAATATCCAATTAAATAAACTAAAATTTCTAAAAATTATATTCAAAATAGTCTCATTATTTACATTCAAAAGATTAATATATTTTTCATTATGTTCAATACAAAATTTTAATGTTTTATCATAACCATAAATAGCCATAGTATGAATTGGAGTGTTACCATTTGAATCTAATTTTTCTAAACCCTCAGGATATTTTTTTTGGAAAAATTTTATTAAATTAAATTCATTATTAACGACTGCAATATGAATAATTGTATTATTATTTATTATTTTTTCTGTTGGATTTATAGTATCGTTTTTAATTAATGATAATATCTTATTCCAACTATTATTATTAATTAATTTCCTTATTTTATCAGTCATATATTATTAATAAGAAAATTATCCAGAACACATTTCACATGGTTCATAATTATCAATATGTTCATTTGGTTCTGATGGAATAATATCTATATTTTGTTTATCATCTGAATTATTATTTTGCCTTTTCTTGATAATTTTTTTAATAATTTTTTGATCCAATCCAAACTTAATTGGATTAACTGCTGGTCTTGTTCTTAGATAATATAAACCAGTTTTTAATTTATTTTTCCAAGAATAAAAATGTGAAGAGGTTAACATATTAAAATCTGGTGTACTACAAAAAAGATTCATACTTTGACTTTGATCAATAAATGGTCCTCTTTCTATTGCCTGTTGTACAATTGGTTTTGATTTCATCTCAAATGCAGTTTTATATATATCTTTAATATTTTGTGGTATTTCTACTATTTTTTGAATCGATCCATTATCGTATAAAAATTCATGTTTTATTTTTTCATTCCATAAGTTCATTTCTATTAATTTTTCTACCAAATGTTTATTAATAACTGTATATTCTCCTGCAATTGTAGATCTAGTATATAAATTAGAAGTATATGCTTCAAAACATTCATTATTACCAAAAATTTGTGATGTACTTGCTGTTGGCATTAAGGCAGTTAATAGACTATTGCGTGTGCCATATTGTTTAATATCTTCAATTAAAGAATTCCAATCATAATTCATCAATAATTTATTTTCATCCAAATCCCATAAATGGAATTGTAATAAGCCTTTTGAAAATGGAGATCCTTTAAATGTCTCGTATGGACCAAATTGTTTGGCTAATTTATTTGATGCTTTTAGACAACCATAATAAATAGTTTCAAATATTTTACGATTCATTAATTTTGCTTCATCAGAATCAAATGGTAATTCCATAATACAATAAACATCTGCTAATCCTTGTACTCCAACACCAATTGGGCGATGTTTTAAATTAGATTTTTTTGCTTTATTAACTGGATAATAATTTATATCTATAATTTTATTCAAATTTTTTGTAACAGTTTCCGCTATTTTATGTAATTTATCATAATCATAATATAAAGTCCCATCATCATTTTCTGTTATAAATCGTGGAAGACAAATTGATGCAAGATTACAATTGTGCACAACCATACCATTTGCAATAAAATTATGTGATTTTTTTAAAGATAAATCATACACTTTTTCTTCAGTTAATTTTGTTATTTTCTTAACTTTACTCCAATTTCGACTCCAATTTCGACTCCAATTTCGACTCCAATTTCGACTTGTATTACATACTATATCATACTCGTATATTAATTTACATAACTTATTTTCTTTTTCTCTACACAATTTAAAGGAAATCGATTTTTTATATCGATCTATATTAACTTTACCGTGTATCGTTAATTTATATCGTGAAGTATTTTTTGTTAAATGTATTCTTGATTGAATTCCAAATAATAATAATAATTTTTGTGTTGCATATAAAATATCGGCATTAGAATGTAGTAAATATATACTTAACTTATTATTCGAGAATAATATATTGCCATCTGCAGAAAACAAGCCAGATAATAAACTTGCAATTTTATTAGGCATTGCTAGCATCACACGATCAGCAATTATTTTTTTATCTGTAATACCAAATTTATATTCTAAATATTCATTAAATTTTAATATTGAATCAATTGGTTCCCATATTTTACAAGATTTTAGTAATTTTATTTTTCCTTCTACTATTCTTTCCATTTGTTCTAATACAAATTCTTGAGCATAGTTATCAGTTGAATTAAAAATTAAAAACCATGATGATTTAAATATTTTAGTATGTGTATCAATATCATATGTTCTTTGAGATTTATAATCACCTAATATCCAACCGATTGATAAATATTCATCATCAATATTATTAGATATATCAATATCATATCCTTTAATTGGATCAATTGTTGGTGTTATAATCTTGTCTCCTATTTTTAAATTTTTTAATTGTTTCCATTGATATGTGTTTTTATTTTCAAGTACAAGAAATGGATGAGTTTCGGTTGTTTTGATACTACCATGACAAATTGTATCTAATTGATATACTGTTTTTATTCCATTATATATTAATTTTGCTTTTTCATAATGTTGATTTACTTTTAATTCACTATCATCATTAAAATAACATAATACATCTCTATTATCACAATCAATTATATTTACTAAACCATCTTTAGTAATTATTTTAGTATCTTCTGTAAAACATACTGCAATTTCATCTTGTGAACTATATTCAATAATTTCAGCACATAAATTAGAAGATTTAATAGTACCAATATTCTTTTGATTTGATTGTCTATTAGCATTATCTTTAAATAACATATAAGGCATACCAGTTTCCATTTGAGCTGTTATTATGTGAAACCAAAGATCTTCAGCTAACACTCTCTTTTTATATTTTTGTTCTGCTTCATAT